GGTCTGATTGGTAGACCGGTCTGGTTTGGGGGTTGGCTTTTCAAATGGGTGATCAGTCCATTGCAACGGCTCGATTGGGACAGTTAAGTCCGTAATCGAGATTAAGGATCTTGTGCGCTCCGGAACAGGAGTACATGTGACCGTAACCAGCTTGTGAGAGAAGGAAGAGCAGTTCGTTCGTCTCACCGTCTGTCAGCTTGTAACGCTTGAAGATCTCCCTGTCGAAGGTGTGGACCTCAGAGTCGTGTTCATGCTGATAGGCGTGTCCCAGGTGGTTGTGTGGGGTTATTGCGTCAGGTGGAGTTCGTGGGTCGACCTCAGGATTGAGTCCGGCACACGCTCTCATGACTGAGGCGAGGGGGTGGTTGACGCGTGGAAGGGCACCTTTCAAGAGTCCTTGTTGGAAATTGATGGCCCGCTCTTCTAGCGTTTTGTGTTTGTCAGCAGGTAGATCGCGATGGCATCGACCTGATAATCGCAACGTGACACCTAAATTGAGTAAGGGTCTGTAGTCACCTTTCACGTCTTTGACGGGTGAGTGCTTCAAGAATTGGACCTCCTCGAAGTTCTCTGCTATTTCTACCGTTATGACATATCCTGCGGCTGTGGCGGCTAGTTCTATGTCGGTGGCCGTGGTGGCTTCGGATGCTGAGATAGCGTGACCTATGATAAGGTTGGCAACGTTGTTGATGAGAGTGGTGAGTGTGGAACCGGATAAGAGGGTAGCCCTGGGGCTCCCATCTCTCTCGACAGCTCGCAAAACCAGCGTCTCGTTGTGGTAATTGGCGTGTCCTTTCCGATTAGGATTTTTGATGGTGACAGGTGATGAGCACTGTAGGATCAGTGATCTCATGCACGGTTGTGCGTTCGGTGGAGTACATTCATACAAAAATTCAAATAATCGGGACGTGTGTGATGCGTCACACTTGGCTATGTCTAGATTGGCCCATTTTAGACCATCTTCGTCTTCCCACGTGAGACACGCGTCATCTGAGAAGTAGACAAAGTCGTAAGCTAGTGTCGGAGTCAACATTGAGTCGAACACCGTTTGTAAGCTTCTTGGGCTTGGTTTAGCACAAAATGTAGAAGTGGCGTTTCCGCTCACATATGGTTTCTCTTCTAGGGCGTGTTTCATCAACTTCGTAATGAACGCTCCTTGTAAAGAGGAAGGCACCCCTAGGTCTCCAATGCATCTTGGGACTTTTCCGGCCTTCGCCATTTCTGCCTTCTTCACTTTGTATGCCAGTCTATGAGCTTCTGTCCATATCAGCCCCATAGACCTGCCTTCTTCGAGTACTTCTTTGAGCGCCATCACTCTAAGATCTCGTTTGGCGTGTGGGTCGTCGGCATGTTCAATGGCATAATCAAGCATTGTGCTCCAATCCCTGAGCGCCCATGAGAATCTCTCCTTCAGGTACGCCACCAGTGTGTCGGTGGGGTTCATACTCATTGCGTCTATATAGCGAGTTTGTTTGACGCGTAAGTAATCATCGTACCAAAGGGTCGACCTAACAACGTTTAATCTGCTGCCGGCTCGGTTGAGGGATGCAGCCGAGTTATCATAGGTCACTCCGTCGTGTGCCATGGCATAACCAAAGATGGTTTGGTAGTAGCAGCCGTGAGCTTCTACCTGTGGTGGGGCCTCCGTGAATTGGAAGACTCCATCCTTGAAGTATTCGTGCCCTGACAGGACCTTGAGGCTGTGTGGATTTACGGCGGGTGCAACGGCGGTGCACG